AGAAACAGGTAATGAAATAGATATTGAATGGAAATGGATTACTGAAACTTGGGAAGGCTATAGAACCGCAGATGAAGGTGATGAAGATGCACTTTACTTTGGAATGCAACCTGTAGAATATCAGTTTGAAAATAGTTCTACATTAAATTCTGGTAAATTACCTTATACTGGAGTGGCTTACAGTAATACCAATAGTAAAGCTAAATCTCTAGTAGCTATTATGAAACCATTACAGTATATGTATATTATCTTGTGGTATCGTTTAGAATTAGCTATAGCGAGAGATAAAGGTAAACTTCCAGTGATTGATGTGACTCAAATACCAAAAAGTATGGGTATTGATGTTGATAAATGGATGCATTACATGAATGCACTGGGTGTAGTATTTGTTAATCCTTACGAAGAAGGATGGAACATTCCTGGTAGAGAAGGTGGTAAACCATCACCATACAATCAATGGGCTTCTATTGATGCTAGTATGGCTAATACTATTAATACTTATATCGGATTACTAGATAAGATAGAACAAATGGTATCAGAATTATCTGGCGTATCTCCTCAGAGACAAGGAGCTATTTCTAGTAATGAATTAGTTGGTAATGTTGAAAGATCTGTAGTTCAATCTGCACACATTACTGAACCTTGGTTCTGGTTACACAATCAGGTAAAGAAAAGAGTTTTATCAATGTTATTAGATACATCTAAGTATGCTTGGAAAGATACTAAAAAGTATTTACATTATATGCAGGATGACGTTACAAGAGTATTCTTACAAATAGATGATAACTTTTGTTACGAAGATTTTGATATATTTGTATCTGATAGTACTAAGGACAATCAAGCAATCGAACAATTACATAGTTTGATTCAACCCGCAATGCAGAATGGTGCATCATTATTAGATATTGCTGAGATCATTACTCTGGATAACTTAAGCATGATTAAATCTAAGCTTAGAGATATCGAGAATAATAGAATGCAACAGCAACAGGCTTTACAAGAGCAAGAAGCACAACAGCAACAGCAACTTGTTCAGATGCAGAATGAAGTTAAAGAACAAGAACTTATGCTTAAAGAGGCTGAAATGGATCTTGAAAAATATAAAATTGATCAGGATAATGCTACTAAGATTACTGTTGCTCAATTGAATGCTTATCGTGGTTCTGAGAATATGGATCAGGATATGAATGGCATACCTGATCCTGTAGAAATAGGTAAACAAGAAATTGAAAGACAAAAAGCTGTATCTGATGCAATGACTAAACAAATGGATATTGCAAATAAGATGCGAGCTGAAGATAATAAGAAAGCAATAGAGCAACGCAAGATAGAAGCACAGAAAGAAGCTGAAAAACTTAAAGCTACTATTGAACGTGAAAGAATAGCTTTAGAAAAACGTAAATTAGAAGAAGCTAAGAAGTTGCAGATTCTTAAAGATAAAGCTGCAATGGAACGTGAAAAATTAAAAGCCAAGACAGCCCTTAAAAACAAAGTGGCAGGAGAGGCTAAATCTAAAACTAAAAAATAGGAGGAATTAATTATGGCATGTGGAAGTAAGAAAGGCGGAAGCAAGAAAGGTGGTAAAACTGGTAAAACAGGTAAGTAATATGAAAAAGCTGTTAAATAAAATTAAAAACGCAGCATTGTATACTTGGCAATTACCCCAGAATTTACTGGGGTTAGCCTTGTATCATTGCTATAAAGGTTATGAAGTCTGTACTAAAGAAACTTGTGGTGAGTGTATTAAATGTAAGCTATCTAGTAATATGCGGAGTGGCATCACTCTTGGGAATTATATTATTGTTAATAATATTAAGCATTTGCGTCACGAATTGGGCCATACTAGACAATCGAAAATCTTAGGTCCCTTGTATTTATTAGTAATAGGTTTACCTAGTTTAATACATGCAGGATTACATTCTAAAGTATGTAAAGATAAAAACTATTATCATTTCTATACTGAACATTGGTTATTTCCTGAAGAAAATAAATAATTATGAAATGGTCAGATCTAACATTAAAAGAGCGTAAACAAATATATGATGCGGTTAGAGCTGAAAATCCTAATGCTAGCTACTTTGATATTAAATCACAATTTGATTCAATTCCTGAATATGAAGATGGAGTTTCATCTATAAATTTGAATGAACAATGGAGAAAACCAGTAGGTGGCGGAATGCCTCGTTGGGAAAAAGCAAATGAAGATTTTAAAAAGTTATTATCAGGTTTGAATAAAACAATTGGTACAGCTCTTACTGGTGCATCCTTAGCTACTACAGGAATATGGAATGCGGCTAGACTACTTAATATTGGTAAAGGTAGTAATTGGAGATTAGCTGCAGCTAAAAATGCATTAACAGGATCAAAAGCCGGTTTAGCTGCAGATATTGGAAATTTTATAGAAGAACCTACTGTAACTAACGGAGTACAAGTGGGATTATCAAAAGTTGGTTCTAAAGATCTAACTACCACTTCAAATAAAATTATAAACACTATATCTACCGGCTTTGATTTTGACGATCTCACAAAAGGACCTACATACGAAGATGGTGGTAAGAAGATAATGCCACCAAAAGAGTTGGGTCTTACTCCAGGTACTCCAGAGTATTATAAGAGACAGCAGCAAATATCCGGTAAAGCAGAATTAGTTCAACCTGAAGCATATGTAACTCCTGTTGGTTATATAAAAGATGCAATTACTACTGCAGAAGAATTAGAAAAAGGTAATTATGGTAATGCTGCAGTAAGTACATTAATGAATGTCATTCCTTGGGGTGTTGGTAAGGGTTTAAGAAAAATAAAATCTAGAGTAAGTAACACATTAAATACCCCTATTGAAATACATAGTAGTATGTTTGACGAGTATCCTTCTATTTTGGCAGAAAAGGCTCGTAGTAAAACATCAAAGAATAAGAAAAAAGTCAAAGAGGAAAGTGATTATGATTCTGAATTTTCTGAAGTAATAAGACGAGATAGAAATATCAAGAAATATGAAAAAGAAATTAATAAGACTATAGAAGATGCGGTGCTACCAGATAAGAAAACTTATGAGTTAGTAAAAGGAATTGATACTGCGTATGGTACAGATTATCTTGATGCATACAAAAGAATAGCTGCAAGAGATATGACAAATCGTGGTAAATATATTAAATATGCAGAATTGCCAGGTAATAAAAATGCAAAAATAAGTAGAGTACGAGATGTACAAGACTATGGACCTGTAGTTGATGATTATGTTATTACTATAGATCCATTACAATATTTACCAGGAACAGCAAATCATGAATTAGGGCATTTAGCTGATCAATTGGCATCAGATGCAAACAATCGTTATTTAACATATTTACTAGATGAAGGTAATATTATGGGTCCAGGAGAATTACGTAATAAAGGAATTAATATTAATCCAAACATGCAAGCGTATTTATTAGATCCTAGTGAATCAAAATCCCATATGTTGCATTTGAAAAGAGCTTTAGTAAATGAAGGTAAGATACATGATTGGAGTTCAAAAGTTAACCAAAATACCATTGAAGATTTTTTATTTGATCCTAGAAATACAGGTGTTGTTAATAATGCCAATAAATTGCAATATAATATGTATAGAAATAAATCTAGATTTGTAGATAGGATAAATAATTTAACTCCAATGGAATT